GGAACGTCACCTCGTCCACCGGCGTGCCGTCCAGCGTGGTGAGCAGTGATCGCAGGCCCACCACGTTCGATGCGGCAGGCACCCACGCCGTGATGCTCGCTGCGCCGTTGGCGTAGTTGATGTTTCCTGCCAACGTGGCCGCACCCGTCACCGGATTCAAGTCGTAGTAGAGACTGCCCAAGCGGTCGAAGTAGGTCTTGCCGCCCAGCGTGAAGTTGATGCTGCCGGGCACGATGTTCTCGGCAAAGCTGGGCGTGAGGTCGATGGCCAGCGCGCCTGCGGTGAAGCCCTCATTGACCGCGTTGGACGTGCCCGCAGCACGAAAGCGCACCTTGGCCCAGCCAGATTCGTCGATGGGCATCGACGCACCTGCCGTGATGTACTCCCAATGCGAGAACAGATTGCGGTACACCGGCACCAACGCGTTGTTGGCATTGCGTGTCCAGCCAATGCGCGTAACGCTGTAGCGCGCCACCGGAATCCGCACCGTCGTGTCTGGCAGAAAGTGGATGACGCCGGTGCTGTAGTTCACCGAGCCGAAGGCCGTACCCTGCGGGTCGCGCAATACGCCCAGTCCATCGTCCTTGACGATCTTGATCGGGTCGATTTGGCGGATCAGTTGCAGTTCGGCAGGCGTGGTCGAGATGTACTCGTACAGGTCGATCAACAGGTTCCACTCCAACTCGACCGTGCCAGGGGTCAGGCCATCAAACTCGACTTCGAGGTCGATGCTGCCGTCGCCATTACGCAGTGGCGCGGGAAACGGCTCCTCGTTTGGCGGGCCCCAGGTGTAGGCGACGCTGTAGGTTTGGCCGCCTGCAGGCAGTGCGGCAGGCGTGATCTGGATCAGGCCGGTCTGGTAGTTGATGGTGCCGCTGGCGTGGCCGCTGATCGCGCCCTTGCCGTCATCGGTGGCGGTGCGGGCGGTGCCGTCGTTCCAGGTGATCGTCACCAACCCTGGCGTCACGCCCGCATTCGAGAGCTGGAGTGCCACCGCTGGCGGCGCAATGCTGCCGCCGGATCGATTGAAGTAGTTGGCCTTGCCGCCCCACGCATAGACGATCTCGCTGCCCACGTCCGGCAGCGCGCCCACGGTGACGGCCACCGTGCCGGTGGTGTAGCTGACCGTGCCGACGCCGTACTCGGGGCTGGCACCCTTGAGCACGCCCGCGCCGTTGTCGCGCAGGTCGTACCACTTGCCCTGTGCGCGGTAGCTCACCTGCACCGTGCCCGGAGATGGGCTGGGCACGATGGTCAGAATGTAGTTGTACGAGCGGTTTTCGATATCCACCCGCACGCCCGCCGTGTCGGCCACGCGGATCGGCGCGGCGGCAGGCCGGAAGGTGATGGTCTTGCTGCCCGAGTAGGTCGGCGCGCTGGATGCCAGCGCGATCTGGCCGCGCCCGTAGTTGATGGTGCCGACCACGGTCGCGCCCGACATCAGGTCGCCGCCGTTGTCGACGAGCGTCGCGCCGCTGACGGTGATCGACAGCGTCCCGGGCTGGATGGCGTTGCCGACCGAGAGCACGGTCGATGCATTGAACGCCAACGAGGTGGTGTAGGACACCGTGCCGTTGTCGGATTCGATCAGGGTTTCGGAGGTGCCGCCTGCGGTGAGATCGAGCAGCGGCGTTTCCGTCTGCGCCGAGGGCACCAGCTGTGTGAACACGCTGGTGACGCTGGCGGCCACATCGCCGATGGCGACCGGCTGGGTGGTCTTGACCACGCCGCAATATTTGGCGGCGTCGGCCACCACGGTATCGCGGGTCTTGGTCTTGCCGTTGGCCATCGTGAACAGGCGATCCGGCGGCGAACCCGCGAAGTCGTAGCGCAGCGCATCCGACAGATCGCAGGTGACGACCACCGCCTGATAGTCCTGGATGCCGCTGCCGGAGCCAAAGCTGAAGGTGCGCGTCTCCGACTCGATGCGGGTGATGCGGATGTACTGCGAATACTCGTTGCCCAGCCCCTCGTTCATCACGAGGAACAGGGTCTTGCCGATGGTCGGCAGTTCGGCATCCACGCGCTGGAACAACTGGATGCTGCGCTGGCCCGCGATGTGGTTCTCCAGCAGGAAGCCGTTCCACATCGACCCCTTGTTGAGGTAGGCCTCGATGCGGTCGCGCGCGTTGGTGCGGCGGTCGAACACCTCCTCCGTGGAAAAGATGGTGACGGCCACGCGCGGATCGGCGGGCGGGTCGGACACCACCACGTTGCCGCCGAGATAGGTGTCGGTGGTGTCGGTCTGGATGCTGGCGAAGACCTTGCGCAGGTTGACGCGGCCGCCCGCGCGATCCAGCTCCGAGATGTCGTTGAACAGCGAGTTGCTCGCGCCGTCCACGATGACGTTGGCGGTGGGCGCGCCGCCACCTTCGGCGACGTCGTCCATCACCTGACTGGCGACCAGCTTCACGTCGCCTGCAAGAATGGGCATGAAATTCTCCGGTGGATCAGATCTGCATCAGCCGCAGGCTGAGGCGGTAGAAATCGGTGTCGGACTGGGCCGGGAAGCCCAGCACGGGTTCGGCCTCGATGGCGGTGTCGGTATGGCGGAACGCCACCGTGAACGCGCGCGCATCGGACAACGCGAGTTCGAAGCGGCCACTGCTGGCCGAAAACGGCGCGGCGGCCCAGTTGTGCAAGGTCGCCACGGTCGCGCGCGTCACCCACGCCATGTCCGAGGGGCCGACCAGCGTGATCGGGCGGCCCGCCTGCTTTGTTGCCGACTGCACCAGCAGCGCGCCGGTGAGCAGGTAGGACACAGCGGTGACGGCGGGCGACCACGCGTGTTCGTCCGCCCACAGCAAGTCGTCCGGCAATGGCAGAGCCACCCCGGTGGCGAGGTTCTTCAGTTGCATCGATGGAGTTCCGGAAAGGTCGTCAGGCCGTGCGGGCGCGAGCGGCGTCCAGCAGTTGCAGCAGGCGCGCCTCGTCGCGCGCGTCAATGCTGGCGTCGACCTTGCTGCCGCCTGCGGCGAGTTCCACGCGCACGGTGCGGGCGGGTGCGCTGGCGTCGTTCAAGGATGGGCGCGGCAGGCTCGCGCCGGTGGGTTGCACCAAGCCGCCACTGGCAAATCCCTGCACGCTGGCGAGCGTGCGGCCCGCCAAGGCCTGCGCGGGCGCGGACAGGTTGTTGATGGCCTCGAAGAAGCCCGCGCCGAAACGGGCGACGGCCCCCTTGTTCACCACGTACTCGCCGGGCGTGAGCATCGCCGGAACGGTGTCGGACTTCGACAGCCCGCCGAGCCGGTAGAACTCGCCCTGGTGCTGCTCCATGTAGTCGATCAGCTCGCGCTCCAGGTCTTTGCCCCAGAGCAGTGGCTGCGCCATTGCCGAGCGCCAGGTCTGCTTGATGCGCTCGAGGTTCTGGCGTTCGTTGCCGGTGAGCTGTTTGCGGTCGATGAACTCCTCCAGCGTACGCCGATCCGCCTGCGCCTGCTGGCCGTAGTTGCGCATCGTGTCGGATTTCATATTCAGGCTGACCGCCGCGCCGTAGTTGTATTGCAGCCAGCTCGTGTATTCGTTCATCCCCTGCAGGCCCAGCTCGATCATCTTCAGGGTCTCGAAGGCTTCGCGGTTCTTCTTGGGGGTGTCGGGCTTGGTAACGGGGCCGGTGTCCGGTGCGGGTTTTCCGCTGCTCGACATCGCACGGACACGGCCGCCCACGGCGAACCGCGCAACGCCTGCCAGCCGCGCCAGCGCGCCGCTGCCGTACTTGCGTACCGCTGCCTTGCGGATCACGAAGGCTCCGGCCTCCAGCGTGCGCGGGACGGTGTCGTGGTGGCCGGAGCCGGGCACGGAGCCGCCCGTCATCCGGGGAAACGCCGGAGACACCGCGCCACCGTCTGCGAAACGCCTGACACCAGCACCGACCAGACCGCCGGTGGCGTTGGTCTCCACCTTCGTCACGTAGATCGTGTGGGTGCTGGTGGTGTGCATCCCGTTGAGGCTCATCACCTCGGCCCGCGCGGCATCCGCGTTGTGGTTGATGGCGTGGTGGGATTCGGTCTGGATACGATCCAGTGCGTTGATCATCCCTTCGACGTTGGTGATCGCCGCCTGCGCTTTCTCGGTGGCGACTTTCAGTTCGAATTGCGCGTTCTGGTCGGCGTAGGTCTTGAGCCTGTCCAGCGCCTCGCGCGCCTTGCTGACATCGGCGTCGACCGGCAGCGTCTTGCCTTCCTTGAGCAGCGCCTCGTATTCCTTGAGCTGCCTTTCAGCTTCCTGCAGGTCGGCCTGGATCTGCAGCAGGTATTCCTTCTCGGCCAGCGCCTTGTCCAGATCGGCGATGGCCTTGTCGAAGCGCGTGGTGTCGGCGTCGAGCGTGAGCTTCAGGCCGTCCTTGAGCTTGGCGGTGATGTCGTCGATCTGGCGGGTGGTTTCCGACAGCGTGCGCTGAATCTCGTCGCGCGCGCTGAGCGCCGAGCGTGCCGCCGTCTGGTGCGCCTTGGCCTCAGCATCCAGCGTCTGGTTGAGGATTTCCTCGGACTGGCGAATGCGGTCGATGGCCTCGCGCACGCCTTGCTTGCCTTGCGCGGCCTGCACATCGGCGTCCTTGGCCTTCTGCGCCAGTTCCGCGCGCAGCTGGTCGGCCTGCCGCATCAGGTCGGTGGCCTGCTGGTATTCCTGCCTGCGGTAGGCCTCGCGCGACTGCGCTTCCAACTGCGTGGCCTGCGACACCGCCTGTTCGGCCTGCTTGCGCGCTTCCTCGGCGCGCTTGGCCTCGCTGGTCTGGCTGCTGGCGACCTGCGCCGCCATGTCCATCGCCTTCTGGGCGAGCTGGCGGGCCAGCTCCAGCTCGCCGTTGGCCAGCGCGCGACGCGCCTGCTCCTGCATCTCTGCAATCTGGCGCTTGCGATCCTCGGTGGCCTCGTACTCCGATAGCCCCGCCCGCCGGATGTCGCGGATGCGCTCCTCCGTCGACATCGACAACTGGCGCTTGGCCTCCTCGATGCGCTGGACTTCGGCCAGATGCCGGTTGGCTTCGGCGTTGAGGGCGTCGATGTGCTGGCGGTATTCGCCCAGCGCCTGCGCCAGGGTCTGGCGCTTGGTGGCGAGGATGTCGTTCTCGACGCGCTGCACGTTGGCGGCGCGCTCGGCCTCGGTCTGACCCTGGCGGGCGGCAGCGTCCTTGCGCGCCTGCGTTTCCTGGTCGATCAGTTGCAGGGTGTCGGTGGTGGCCTGACGGCGCAGCGTGGCCTGCTGCGTCAGCGCCTCGGTGAGCAACTGCGTGGACTTGGTGATCTTGGCGGTTTCGGACTGCTGGGTGCGTTCCAGTTCTGCCTTTTCCTGTTCGTAGCGGGCCTTGACCGCCGTGATCTGCGTTTGCAGATTGGCTTCGACGATGGCGGTGAAGCCCTTGTAGGCCTCGGCCATCTTGGCGGTGGCGTCGTTGACCACGCCTTGCGCCTTGCCGACCGCCTGCTCGACCTCGCCCAGACGCCCCTTCAGCTTCACCAGCGCGGCATGAACCGCCTCGATGCCGCGCCCGACCGCTTCCTGCGTGCCTTGCCGCACAGCTTCGAGCCGCTTGGCGATTTCCTCGGCGGCGGTCGCGGCGGTGTTCATCGCGCCCTTGGCCGCGTTCGCACCTTCGCTAGCGTCGGCGTACATCTCGGCAAAGATGCGGTTCATCTCCGTCAGGCGTTCGGCGTGGCGCTTGGTGGCTTCGGCGATGGTGTCGGAGGTGAAGATGGCAGCGAACACCTCCCAGCGGAAGCGCAGGTGCTCGATGCCGGTCATCAGCACCTGCACCATGAAGATGCCCGCCTTGCGGACGATCTCGAACTTCTCCGAGAGCCACGTGCCGATCTCCCAGCCGATGATGGCCGCGCCGAGCACGCCGAAGGCCACGCGCAGCTTGCCGACGGTGGCGATGGCGTTCGACAGCGACAGGTTCGCCGTCGCCCACGCTGCCGCCGTGGTGCTGGCCGCCGTCACCGCCGCCGCGCCCGCCGTCTGCCACGCGATGATCAGCGCCGGGATCAGCCGGTAGATCAGCACCGCAAGGCCGACCTCGGCGATGCGCTGGAGCCACTTCATCACCGTGTCGAGGTTTTCCGACAACCACGTCAGGGCCTCGGCGAGCTTCTTGGTAAAACCGGTCGATTCGTCCAGCTTGCTGATCCACTGGCCGAAGGCGTTGGACAGGCGCGTGAAGGCCTGACTGACCGTCATCGGCAACTGCGCGTACTCGGCGGCCAGCTTGTCGCGCTGCGAACTCAGCGCATTGACCACCACGTCGGCGGTCAGCCGTCCTTCCTCGGCCAGCTTGCGCAAGCGCCCGATGGGCACGTTCAGGCCATCGGCCAGCGCCTTGGCCAGACGCGGGCTGTTCTCGACGACCGAGTTGAATTCCTCGCCGCGCAGCACGCCCGAGGCCAGCGCCTGCCCGAGCTGCAACAGCGCCGACTGCGCCTCGGTGGCCGATGCGCCGGAGATGCGCAGGGCCTGCGAGATGCTCTCGGTGAGAGACAGCGCGTCCTGCTGCTCGCCGCCCAGCATCCGCACCGCCTGCTGGAGCTTGCCGTAGAGCGTCGCGGTTTCCTGGATCGGCACGCCGATGCGCTGGGCGATGGCGAACAGTTCCTTCTGCGCGACCGTGTACTCGCGGCTGCCTGCGGTAGCGAGCTTCAGGCGCGCGGACATCATGTTCCACGCATCGGCGATCTGGACGATCTCCTGCAGCTTGCCGCTGGCCCAGTTGATGGTCAGGAACGCCAGCAACTGGGTCTTGGCCTTGGCGACCTGATCGCCAAAGGCGTTCATCCCGGCCTTGACCTCGGCGATCCCGGCAGCCGCCTTGTCGCTGGCGGTCTTGGCGCTGGCACCGAAGCCACCGAGGCTGCGCTCGGCACTGTTGATGGCGCGCTTGAGCCCCTCGTCCGCGCCTTCCAGCGCAACGAGGACAGAAATACGGTTCGCCACGTCAGTCCACCTGCCGCAACTGCTTTTCGATGGCCACCGACAGGCGCGGGATACGACCGGCGACCATGCGCTCGACGTTCAGCCGCTTCTTGAGCTGCACGCGCGGCACCAGCACGGCGATGGGCACGTCCGCGCCGCGCTTCAACTTCTTGATGCCTTCGGCCTTGCGGTAGCGGCGCTTGAAGCCCGACAGTGGCCGGTCGTGTTCCTTGATGTTCTCGGCCATCAGCACGAGGTTCCCCTTGGCGTTCTTGATGAAGTAGGCGTTGCCGCCGCGCATCAACTCGGCGATTTGCGCCTTGAAGCGTTTGCGGCCCACGCGCCCGTGCAGCGGGATCAGCATCCGGCCACCGATCACGCCGCCACGCTCGTGGATGCCCGACCACGGAATGCGCGAGCCGACGTAGAGCGCAGGCAGTCGGTTCTTGTCCTTGTCGAGCACCTTGGCGGTGAAGCCCTTGACGAAGGACTTCTTGACCACGGTCATCTGGCCCGCGACGTGGCTGCGCACGTCCTGCTTCAGATCGGCGGCCTCGGACGCGATGCCGCGCGCGACCGCCTTCTTGACCTTGTCGCGGAACTCGCCGCCCCAGCGGCGCAACTGCGCCTGCGCGGCCTTGCTATCGATGCGGATCGATATGCGCACGGTCTTGCAACCTGTCGAGGGTCTGGTCGAGATGACGCGATTCGCCGCGCGCGCCGATGGCGATCAGCGACAGCAGGTTCGCGTCGCGTGCCGCGTCGGCGCGCACGGTGGCGGCGCTGAAGCCACGCACCTGCGCCAAGGTGTAGTCGAGGATGTCCGGCAGGCGGTGGCCGTGCGCGATCAAGTGCTGGACGGCGTCGAACCAGCCGCCACCGTGCTCGCCTGCGTGATCAGTCCGTCGAGCCTTGGCATCACCGTCCGGGTAAAAAAATCCGCGTTCACCTCGATCACCTTGGCCGCCAGTAGGATGGCCTCGTCGGCGGCCAGCTCATCGACCCACTCACGCGGTTTGCCGACGGCAATCGACACCGCCGTCAGCAGATCGTCTCCGCGTTCGCCGAACAGCGTGAGCCAGTCGATGCCGTCGCCACCGAGGTGCTGCATCACCGGCGTGATCGCACGCAGGAAGGCGGGCATCTGCCCGACCTTCAGCGGCTTGATGGCCAGCGGCTCGCCGTCGATGACCAGTTCCACCGCCTGCGGGATGAGGGCTTCCAGATCGCTCATGGCAGTCACCATCACAGTTGCACGATGCGGCCGAACTGGCCGAGCACCGCGTCATAGGGTTTGGTGGTGTCGGCCAGCAGCGAGCCTTCCAGCTCGAACTTGTTGTACTCGTCCGAGATGAAGGAGATTTCCTTCAGCGGATCGAAGGCCACGCGGTACAGCTCGACCAGCACCTTGGCGTTGCCCTGCGCGGTGTTGATGCCTTCCAGCCGCAGATAGCGCTCGGGCACCGACTGCGTGAAGATGCCGATCTCGGTGGCCGCACCAAAGGTGTAGGCCGCCTTGAACGGCGCGGTGAAGCCGGTGGTATCCAGAAACTGGAGGGCACCGAAGTCGGTGTCCACGGTGTAGTGGGTGCCCGCCACCAGCGTCGCGGGCGTGCCCGCCGAATCCGTGACCACCACCGCCGACACCTTCGGGTGCGCGAAGAAGTAGCGGTCGCCGATGACCGGCCCGATCAAGCCATTACCGCCAATGGTCTCGGCGGTCACCGAGCCGGTCGTGCCGGTGATGTGGTTGCCGTAGAGCGCCAGCGCAAGGTTCTCCTTGGTGAACTCCTCGATGGTGAGGTTCACCGTGGCCGACTTCTGCTTGACCATCCGGTGATCCAGCGAACGCTGGCCGGTCTGGCTCTCGTAATGCTCCAGCACATCGGTCTTGAGCGAGAGCTTCAGCTCGGCGACGTTGCCGGGCGAGCGCACTTCGATGGGAAGGCCGTCGGTATCGCGCTTGCCGAGGAAGACGCGGCCCTGAAAGCTGGCGTAGGTGCTCATGATTTGGATTCCTTGCGTTGGGTGGTGATGGATCGGGTGGGTTCGACGGGCGCGCCGTCGCCTTCCGGCTGCGGTACAGGTGCGGGCTGGCGGTCGTGGCGCGCGATGCCGTTGGCGACGAGCCAGTCGGCGGTGCCGCGTTCCACATCGAGCCGTTCGCCCGCTGCGTGGGGTTTGCCCGCATGGGTGTGCGGGCGGGTCAAGACGATGGAGGTCATGGGTGTCATCCGTTGGTTGAAAGATCGGTGTCGAGCGTGCGATAGGTGATCGCGTAGCGCGCCGGGATCGATGCCGCGACCGCGTCGGCGTCCTCGACATCCCATTCGCAGTCCTGCTCGCGGATGCCGAGGCACAGGCCGCCCAGATTCCGGTCGACCAGCAGCGCGGCGTGGGCGGCGGTGAGCAACCGGTCGGCTTCGGTTTCCGGAATCGCGGGCGGCACAGCACGGGCCAGCGCAACGAGGCGCACGGTCAGTTCGCGCGTGACGCGGTCGTTGGCGCGTTCGGTGATCTGCTCGGATTCGGGGAACACCACCAGCGCCGGGGATTGCTCCCGGCTGATGGCCACCGTGGGCGAGCGGTGCACCGTGGCCCCGAGCGATTCCACCGGCGAACGGACAGCGTCGAGCACCGCGAGCAGAATCCGCTCGCGGATCGAGTTGCCAGCCATCGGTCAAAGCCTCGTGAGCTTGGCGCGCATCTCCGAGCCGTCGCCAACGGCCCGGACATCGCGCACCTGATAGCTCACGCCGTCGATCACCACGGTGTCGCGCGCGGCGAGGCCCACAAACACCGACGACGGATAGGTGATCGCGTAGTCGGTGTTCAAGGCCAGACCGTCGAGCACGGTGTCATCCGGCGCGGAGAAGCCGACCTGCTGCGTTCTGGCGGGCCCGCCGCCCGCAGGCTGCCAGCAGCAGCGCACCGTCAGGCCCGCATTGGCGGCGGACTGGTACAGACGCTCGATCAGGGCCATCACGCCACCGACAGCTTCACCAGCACGCCTGGACGATGGCACATCGGCAGCGGATTGGATTGCGAGTGCAGATCGGTGCCCCGTTCGAACTTGCGCGGCTCCTGCTTGGCGTACAGCGGCTGACCGACCGTGTTGACGGTTTCGTTGAAATCTGCCGGTGCGAAGTAGGTGCCGAAGGTATCGATGGTGCCTACCGGGAAGGCATGCGCTTCACCAGCGGCGATGAAGCGGCGCACATTCCCGCTGGCATCGGACGCCTTGCCCCGGTACTCCTCGAAGGTGATGCCGCCAAAGGTGAAGCCTTTGCGGACATCGTTGATGAGGATCGAACCGTTTTGCCAATTGACGAAGGCGTCCTTGACGTTCTTGTGTCCCGTCAGCGCGGCGAAGAACTCCTGCGAGCACAGCACGTGAACGCCGGTGGAGAACTCACCGCTGAGAGCTTCGTCGATGGCCGCCAGCGTCTCCATACACTTGGCCTTGACGTTGGTGCCGTCCGTGCCGAGTGCGTAGGAGATCGTCGTCTGCGGAATGTTGAACTCTGCGAACAGGTTGTAGAGCGTCGAACCATCGGCGTCGAGGATCACGCCTTTGAGCGCGCCCATCCGCAGGTGTTCCAGCGTGATGGCGTGCTTGTTGCGCATCGTCTCCAGATGGCGCACGACGACCGCCGCGACGGATTCGGATTCGGTTTCCGATCCGAAGGCCCGGATACCTTGCACTTCTTCGGGAAGCACCACATCGTCGTGCGGAATGTGCGGCACCACGAAAGAGCGCAACTTCCGCTTGCCGCGCTCGCCGACCGTGCCGGGCGAACCCGGAGGCAGCGTCGGCAGCAGGTTGA